CCTCAGGTCAAACGGCTACAACCAATGATATATCTTTAACAAAAATAAGTCGTAGTGAATATGCAGCTTTACCAAACAAAGGTTCAAAAGGTCAGCCATCTCAATACTATGTAGACAGATTAACAACACCAACCATAACTTTGTATCAAACTCCTGATGCATCAACATACACACATTTAAAATATTACTATTTAAAAAGAATTGAAGACTCAGGTGCTTATACAAACACAGCTGATGTTGTTTTTAGGTTCATACCTTGTATGGTTGCGGGATTAGCGTATTATATAAGTATGAAAGTTAACCCACAGATGACTCAACAAAATAAGCTTATATATGAAGACGAACTGTCAAGAGCTTTAAACGAAGATGGTCAAAGAACATCTGTGTACATTACACCACAAACATATTACCCAAGAGGAGTTTAGATATGAAAGGTATGAGAATAGTAAGAAAACAAGGCGGTGGTTATATGTCTGCGTTAGAACAGACACGACCTGAGCTATATAATACAATATCAAATTACAGAGGTAGATTAACCTCACCTGAACAACAAACTTTTGATAAAAGAGCAAACATTCAATATAAAGCAAGTATGAATATGCCAGATCAAATGCGTCAAGCGTACTATAAATCAATTGAACAACAGTACGCTAAACCAACTGATACACAATTTCAACAAGTTAAACAAGATTTACAATCGAAGACTTTTGTTCCCACATATAGATACATTGACCCTAGTACACAAGGTCCAGCAAGAACAACAGGTTATTATAGAGATCTATCACCTGAAATAGCTGATGCGGAAAAAAAAATGAAAGGTTTGACCATAACTGAATCAGAACAAAGAACAAGACCAAAGTATGAAGTAACCTACTCAGCAGGACCTTATCAGCAACCAAAGCCACCCTCTTATGCTAGTGAATTACCAAAAGGAGCAGTAAAGACTAGTGGTAGTGGTTTTGCAGGTATGGGAAACACATATTATCAAGCTCCAATTCAAAACCGGTCAGCTACAAGCTTTGCTCAACAAAATACAAATCCAAGATATAGACAAGTTGGTGATGAAAAGTATACAGTTTCTACAACACGAGCACAAAAAGCAGGTGATACAGAATATGATAAGTTAGCGGCCTCTTTACAAAGATTACAAACAAGACACAAATATAGATTTGCACCACAATATTCACAAGACGGAGGAACGGGTTTTTCTGCAGAAAATATTTATGAAAAACTAGGTATGGCTAAAGATGGTGGACTTAAAGAAGATTTAAAAAATAAAAAATTTTCAAATGGAGGAAAAGCTTCCATACGAGGAACAAAATTTACAGGAGTTTTCTAAATGCCTTACGCGCGTGGTAAATATGCAAAAGCTATTTCTGATCGTTCAGGTATGGCTTTTCCTTATAATGAAATGGTTAAAGAATGGAATGGTTCTTTTGTTCATAAATCAGAATATGAAGGTAAGCAACCACAGATAAGAAGAAAACACATTAGTGCTGATCCGATTGCTCTTGCCAATGCTAGAAGTCAAAGATTTCAACAACCTTCTCAACCTTTTATTAACGACACAACACAAGATCAAACTAAAGCTGATTCAGGCGGTGGTGGACAAGCCGTGGTAAACTTAACTTTACCAGGTGATTTTGCATTTAAAACGGATGGGTCAATATCTTTAACTTCCACTGAAGCTACTCCTACGTATGGTAGTATGGTTCCGGATGATGGTGCTGTTGAAAATAGAAAAAGACAGCTCAATATTGGTGTTGGGAATATAACAGTTGATGCGATAGCTGTCACCATACTAGCCGTTACTGTGGTAAGCACAGATGATGGTAATAAATATTTTATTGATGGTGTAAGACAAGCTACACCCAATTTTGTTAGAGGCAACACTTATCGTTTTTCTCAACCAGAAAGTGCAAGTGCTCATCCCCTGCGTATAAGTACAACAAGTGATGGCACACATAATTCAGGATCTGCGTATACAACAGGTGTAACAACAACCTCAGAATATACACAAATTACAGTAGCTGCTGATGCACCCAGTACTTTATATTATTATTGTAGTATTCATTCAGGAATGGGTGGATCAATAAACGTGTCGGGGTAAATTATGGCAATAACACATGCAAATTTTTTAACACAAGTGAGAAACTATACGGAAGTAGATAGTAATGTCTTATCAGACACCCTAATTGATCAATTTTTAAGAAATGTTGAATTGGATGTTGCTGGTAAAGTTGATTATGATGATCTAAGAAAGTATGCAACTACCTCAACAATAGCATCACAAAGATATTTAAGTATGCCTTCTGACTTGATTTATTTACGATCTGTACAAATAACAAATTCTGGTGTAAGGGATTTTTTAGAAAAAAGAGACACAAGTTTTATTTCCGAATACAATAGTGGTGATGCAACTGGAGTGCCTAAATATTATGCAAATTGGGATGATCAAAACATTGCTATAGCACCCATACCTAATGCAGCTTTTACAATACAAATAAATTATATTATAGACCCTCCTCATTTTACTTCAACAAACTCAACTCTTTTGTCAACCTATTATGAAAATGTTCTTTTGTATGGTGTTTTGGAAGAATGCTTTAGTTATCTTAAAGGACCCCAAGACCTATACAACCTTAATAAAGCGAAGTATAATGAAGAAGTTCAAGCATTTGCGTTACAGCAAATGGGACAAAGAAGACGAGGGCAGTATGAAGAAGGTGTTCCTAGAATTCCCATTCAATCCCCCTCACCTTAAAATGGAGTAAATATGGCAATAACAACTAGTGTAATATGTAATTCTTTTAAAAAAGAACTTTTTGAAGGAACTCATAATTTTAAACAAACTGGAGGCAACTCTTTTAAACTATCTCTTTACACTAATAGTGCTGTTTTAGGTAAATCTACAACAAGTTTTACCACTGATGCGCAAGTATCAAATTCTGGACAGTACGCTAGTGGTGGAGGAGCTTTAGTAAATGGAGGTACATCTTTATCAACAAATACAGCAATTGTAGATTTTGCAGATCGTTCTTTTACTGGTGTGACACTAACAGCACGTGGTGCATTAATTTATAATGACACAGCATCAGGGGATCCTGCTGTTTGTGTGCTAGATTTTGGTGGGGATAAAACAGCTACTTCAGGCACGTTTACTATTCAGTTTCCTGCTTTTAGTTCAAGTGCAGCTATACTAAGAGTTACATAGAGTAGAGTATGTCCAATGGATGGGGACAGCTTACTTGGAGTGAAGGTCTTTGGGGTCAACAGGGTGATCAAATTGTATCATTATCGGGTTTTGCATTAACGTTAAATCTTGGTGGTTTTACTCAAACAACAGTGGCTGAAGCTACGGGTATCGCTCTTACCTCATCTTTAGGAACAGCAGTAGGTTTTACAGATTTTGTAGCTCAGCCAAGTGGTTTGAGTACAACTTTAGGTTTTGGGTCAATAACTTTTTATAATGATAGTATTGAATCACCTAGTGGAGTTGCTTTAACATCAGCGTTAGGTTCTGTAACTACTTTTGCAGATGTTGAGATGGCAATTACAGGTTTTGACTTAACTGCTTCACTTGGGTCTATTAATTTAATAAATTGGGCAGAAGTGGATGTAGGCACATCAGTTACATGGACAGAGGTTGATAGAGCGGCATAAATGATTTATAATGTGAACTAATATAAAGGAATAGTATGGCTTCAACATATTCAACAAGTTTAAAACTAGAATTACAAGCAACTGGCGAAAACGCTGGTACTTGGGGTACAAAAACAAATACAAATTTACAGTTAGTAGAACAAGCCGTTGGTGGATACGAAGAAGTATCTATTGCTGGTGGTGCAGGAACTACTGCACTTACAATGTCAGATGGTGCCGCTTCCAATGCACGAAACATGGTTGTTAAACTAACAGGAACAATTACAGGAAATAGAATTGTTACTGTTCCTGATAGCATAGAAAAAGTTTACATCGTTTCAAACGGCACTTCAGGTGCTTACACAGTTCAATTCAAAACAGCAGGTGGAACAGGCTATACTTTTGTTGCAGCAGATAAATCAGTAAGAGTTTTATTTTCTGATGGTACAAATATTGTTGATACAGGAATAATCAACACTGCTTCAACTGATACACTTACAAATAAAACTTTAACAACTCCAACAATAAATGGTGCGACTACTACGGGTGCTATTGCTAACTCAGCAACAATTGCAGGAGGCACAGTTAGTGCTGTGACTTTGACAAAACCAAGAATTGCTGATGCTGGTTTTATTGCTGATTCAAATGGAAATGAACAAATAATTTTTCAAGAAACAGGCAGTGCTGTTAATGAGCTTGAGATAACAAATGCAGCTACAGGAAATGATGTAGGACTTGCAGTTACAGGTGGAGATACAAATGTTGGTTTAGCTTTTACTGCTAAAGGTTCCGGTCGTTTTAAATTTAATGATGCGGCATATATTCCTGAACAGACATTGACGGATGGTACAAATATAGATTGGGATTTACAAGCGAAGCCAGTTGCCAAAGTAACACTTGCAGGTAACAGAACATTAAATAATGCAACGAATGGTGTCACAGGTCAATTTGTAAGCCTGTTGATAGTTCAAGATGGTACTGGATCAAGAACTTTATCTTTTGCATCAAACTATGAATTTGCATCTGACACAGCTCCAACCTTAACGACAACTGCTGCAAAAGGTGACTTTTTTGTTTTTTATTATAATGGTGCAAAATTTGTTGAGGTTGGAAGAAACCTTGCATTAACATTGAGTTAGGAGAAATTATGTGGGCATTAGTCAAAGCAAATCAGGTAATAAAAATTTTTAATGGTGCTCAAGCATTTGAACACAACGATATAAAACATCCTGCTAATATTTTCTCTAATTGGAGTGATACAGAAAAGGCAGTTATAGGTCTTTATCCTGTACAAGAAGATAGAAGTAATGTTAAAGATGAAACATTTTATAAAAATAGGGAGGGTGGTTATACTTTTGATGCAACCAATAAAGTAGTTAAAAAGGTTTGGAAGACTTCTGAAGATCTTGAGATGGAAGATAAAACAACTGATGGTGTAACTGTTGAAGGATTAAAAAGTAAAAAAGTTAATGAAGTAAACCAACAAGCTTATGATATACTTAAAAATACAGATTGGATGGTTATAAAAGCAAGTGAAGTTTCTGATTATTCTTTGCCAGATAACGTTGCAAAATTTAGAACAGCAGTTAGAACAAAATCAAACGATATGGTTACAAGAATAAAAGCAACAAAAGATGTTAGAGTTTTAGAAATTTTATATACATACTCAAATACAGGCACAGAATCTAAACCTGTTATGACCAGACCTTTAGGGGAGTTTCCAAAGCTGGAGGACTTCTAAATGCCTTTAATAATTCCAAGTAATAGTCAAAGTTCTACTGGATTCTCTATAGACCAATCAATTAGGTACAATGATGATGATTCACCTATATTAAAAAAAACTTATAGTGGTGCAGGTACAGAAGAAACTTTTACATTATCTATGTGGGTTAAAAGAGGAGGTATTGGTGCTGGATTAGGTGCTAGTAATTTAGGATTAACATTATTTTCTGGTGGTGCAGATGTTAGTAATTATGGTGAAATAGTTTTTAGATCATCTGGTCATTCTACACAAGATTGTTTAGAGTTTTATAATTCAACAAGTGGTTCTACAAATATGATGTTAAAAACTAATAGATTATTTCGTGATCCAAGTGCTTGGTATCATTTAGTTTTTGTTATGGACACAACTAATGCTGTTTCTTCAGAAAGACTCCGTATGTATATTAATGGTGTTAGAGAAACAAGTTTTGCAACAGCTACTTATCCAGCTAAAGATACAGTTCCTAATTTTAATACAGCAACAGAACACGGAATAGGTGGTTTTGCAGTTAGTACAGATACAAGATTTTTTGATGGTTATTTAGCGGAAATAGTATTTCTTGATGGTACTGCAACAGATTGTAACAGCTTTGCTGAATTTAATGATTCTGGAATATGGATTCCAAAAGATGTAAGTGGTCTGACATTTGGCACTAATGGTTTTCATATTGATGGTAGAGATAGTGCTGACCTTGGAGACGATGAGTCAGGAAATGGTAATGATTTCACA